GCTTTCAGGCTGCCTGCCGCCGCAGGACGCGCCAACAGCGCCGCAGCACTCCGCCACCTTAAACGGCGCCGCCGCCGGCGAAAGGTACCGCCGATGATGAGTCCCGGCGTCAACAACGCCCTGATCGACGGCCTGCAGCACACTTTGGCCATGCGTCTCCCCGGCCACCCGCCCGCCGATGCCGCCGACGGCATGTTTCAGGCATGGGTAGCCGCCTTCGACGCCCTGCCGCTGGCTTGGGATGACAGTCGCGACGTCCCCCGCATCTGCACCGCCTTTGCCCGATTGTGGGCGGATTGCGACAAATGGCCGGCACCCAAGATGCTGATCGAGCGCCTGCCGCCTATTCCGGAGCCGCTGAAACTGGAAGCCAAACGGCCGCCGCTCACTCCCGAACAGCTGGCCGCACATAACCGGCGCATGGCCGCCATCATCGGCAGCCTGAGCGCCAAAACCCGAATCCAACCCGAAAAGGAAAAGCAACATGACTGAAATCGATTTGAGCCGCTACCGCCAAGACGCGAAAGGCAATCTGATCCCGCTGGAAAACATCAAAGAAACCGACCTGCTGCGCGACGAGCTGGTGATGGAAATCGTCGCCAAAGCGCAGGCCGTGCGCGAGCGTATCGCCGAATTTAAGCAGAGCGCAATGGACGACATCGCCGCCTTCGCCCAACTCTCGGCCGAAAAATACGGCGCGAAACTCGGCGGCGCGAAAGGCAATATCCGCCTGATGAGCTTCGACGGCGCCTACCGCATCGCGCTGGCGATGCAGGACACCCTGAGCTTTGACGAGCGTCTGGCCGCCGCCAAAGCCCTGATTGACGAGTGCATCAACGAATGGACGGCAGGCAGCCGCCCCGAACTCAAAGCCTTAATCAACGACGCTTTCCAAGTGGACAAAGAAGGCAACATCTCCACCACCCGCGTACTCGGCCTGCGCCGCCTGAGCATCGACGACGAGAAATGGCACAGGGCGATGGACGCGCTCTCCGACAGCGTGCAGGTGCAAACCAGCAAGCCCTTTGTGCGCGTGTACCGGCGCGAAGCCAACGGGGAATACAGTCTGATGAGTTTGGATATTGCGAAGGTGTGAACGATGAGTACAGATAAAAAACAGGAACTATCCACCGACAAGTCGGCAACGGTGGACATCAAACTGCGGGCAGACAGCGGATACACCTGTTCCATGCTTAACCTGCGCATCAGCCCGAAACAATGGGCGCTTATCAATGAGATTTTGAATAGAAAAGATTTATAGAACCCGCGCGGCACGGCCTGCCGCATCAACCCTAGGAGCATCATCATGCACAAAACCGACCTGATCGACACCACCGCCCGCGCCACCGGCCTGTCCAAAACCGACACCGCGCGCACCATCGACGCCGCGCTCGACGCCATCTGCAAAGCGCTTGCCGCCGGCGACACCGTCGCCCTGACCGGCTTCGGCAGCTTTACCGTTTCCGCCAAAGCCCAGCGCGAAGGGCGCAATCCGAAAACCGGCGAGCCGGTAGTGATTGCCGCGCACAACAGCGTCAAGTTCAAAGCGGGCAAGACGCTCAAAGACGCGGTAAACGCCTAAGCCACCACGCAAGGCAGCCTGAAAATCCGAAACGGTTTTCAGGCTGCCTTTTTGTTTGCGCTGCGCTTTTTGCTGCGTTATTATTCCATACTAATTTGATTTTAAATAAAAAGTGAAACGCCGTTTCACTTTTTGCGGCCAACGGGCAGCCTGAAAACCTTTCAGGCTGCCCATACTGCCAGCCGCAGGGAGGGAACATGAAGAAACCGCATATCCGCAAAACGCGCGGCATCTGGACGGCAAGTCCGGCAACGGCATCGGGCGATCTGTCTTTTGCCGATATCCTGCTGCTTGCCCAACAAACCGCCCTTGCCACCGTCTTTGCCTTTGGCAAAAACATGGCATCCCTATTCAAGGAGCTGCCATGAAAGAAACCGCTGCCCACAAGAAAGCCCGTCTGATCCGCCTGCTGCACGTGGCCAAAAGCCAGCTGCAGATGGACGATGCCGCCTACCGCACGCTGCTGGCCAATGCTTCGCGCGGCAAAACCAGCAGCAAGGCAATGGGCGCGGATGAGCTGGAAACTGCGCTGCGGATGATGAAGGCGCAGGGTTTTGTCGTTACCCTCAGGCAGCCTGAAAACGGCCGCAAAGACCTGCCGGTGCGCGATTACGGCGCACAGGTGGCAATGATACGGGGGCTGTGGCTGGAACTGCACCAGATGGGCGCGGTACGCAGCCCGTCGGAATTGAGCCTTGCCCGTTTTGTCAAACGGATGACCGGCACCGACCACCACGGCTGGCTGGACGCCGACAATGCGTCAAAGGTGATCGAGCATTTGAAACAGTGGAAACAAAGAGAGGAGGCCAAACATGGCGGATGAGCGCGTACCCGAACTGGTAACGGATTTGGAAGACCAAATGGCCGCCTGCCTGCTTTCCGAGCTGCCCATCGAGCGCAAAAAGGCGCTGGCGCTGAGTAAAAAAGTGGCACGGCATATCACCGACAACTGGGGCGGCCAGCTGATTTACATCCCGAAAAACCATCTCGGCCAGCTGTCCGAGCGCGATATGCAGGTTTATCGGGACTTCGACGGCCGCAACCATGCCGCACTGGCGAAAAAATACCATCTGACCGTGCAGCAGATTTACAAGATTGTGAAGGAGGTCGGCAGGCGCGAGCGGGCGAAAAGCCAGGGCGATTTGTTCGGCGATGCGGTGGACAAACCAAAATAGCGGTCAGGTTTGCTTCTGACCGCTTTTTTACGGCGTTTTGCCGCGCGGGCGGGTGTTTGCCCGTCTGCAGGCCGAAAAGGTCGTAAAAACGCAAAATACGGCGTTTGCCGTTTCAGGCCTTTCAGACGGTCTTTTTTAAAGCAGGTTAAAAGTCTTTCAGGCTGCCGCGGCGCATCATCGCCCCATCACACCGATGGGGCTTTTTGTATGTCCGAATTTTTTGAAATCTTCCGCGCCGGCACGCACACCGACAACAACGGCCGGCGCATCACCATCAGCGCCGACGATCTGGCGGCGACGGCAGCGGCCTACAACACGGCCGCGCACGAAGCACCGGTAGTCGTCGGCCACCCGAAAACCGACGCGCCCGCCTACGGCTGGGTAGGCAGCCTGAAAGCCGAAGGCGACAGCCTGCTGGCAGACTTTGCCCAGATGGACGCGGCCTTTGCCGAGCAGGTGCGCCAAGGCCGCTTCAAAAAGGTGTCGGCCAGCTTTTACCAACCCGACGCCCCCGCCAATCCCGCACCGGGCAAATGGTCGCTGCGCCATGTCGGCTTTTTGGGTGCGCACCCGCCTGCGGTTAAAGGGCTGAAACCGATTGAGTTTAACGAGGCGGAAGCGGGCGTGGTCGAATTTGGCGAGCGCGCCGAACCGGCCACCCTGCTGCGCCGCCTGCTGGCCGCGCTCGGTTTTCAGGCTGCCGACTTTGCCGAAGACCCGCCGCAGAACACATCCCAACCCGAATCCCATCCCACCAACCCCGAACCCAAGGAGCCCGATATGGCCACCGAAGAACAACTGGCGGCAGAGAAAGCCGCCCGCGAACAGGCCGAACAGGCCGCCGCAGCGGCGCAAGCCGAACTGCAGAAGCTGAAAGACGCGCAGGCGCAGTCCGAGCGCGCGGCGGCGCACCAAGAAAACGCCGACTTTGCCGAAGGCTTAGTCAAAGCAGGCCGTCTGAAACCTGCCGACAAAGATTTGGTGGTGCAGGCTTTGGACTTTGCCGAATACCCGCAGCACACCACCGCCGATTTCGGCGAGGGCGACGGCAAGAAAACGCTGTCCGCCGCGTTGCGCGAGTTTCTCGGCGCAGTACTGCCGCAACAGCTGCCTGCCGCCGGTCATCTGGCCAAAGGCACAACGGCCAAACCCGCGCTCGTGTCCGCCGACTTCGCCGAGAACGCCGACCCCGAAGCATTGAGCCACCACCAGCGCGCGCTGGCGCTGGCGGCCAAAGAAGGCATCAGCTACGCCGAGGCGGCGCGCCGCACGGTATCCGAATAACTTTGATTGTTTGAACAAGGAAACACGATGAGCACTTCCCATTTGAAAAAACTGCGCGGGCAGATCGATCCCGTACTGACGCAGCTGGCGCTGGGCATGAAGCAGGCCGAGTTTGTCGCCGAGCGGATTATGCCCGTTGTCTTTACCGACAAAGAAGGCGTGCGCGTGCCGGTGTTCGGCAAAGGCTCGTTTGTCGAGTACCGCACCGAACGCGCGGTGGGCGCGGCCAGCAATGTGATTACGCTGGATGCGCCGTCCTACCTGCCGGTGGTGCTGGAAGAGCACGATTTGTCGGCGGGCGTGGACTACCGCGAACAGGCCGAAAGCCTGTACGACGAACGCGCCAAAGCCACCCGCCGCGTAGTGCGCGGGGTGCAGCTGCGCCAAGAAGTCGAGACCGCGCAGCTGGTTACCGCCAAATCGGCCTACGAGAGCGGACACAGCAAAGACCTGTCCGCCACCAAACAATGGAGCGACGGCACGTCCGACCCGATGGAAGACATCGCCAACGCCAAAGAGCTGGTGCGCGCCGCCTGCGGCGTTTCCCCCCGCGTGCTGGTGGTCGGCGCAAGCGTGCTGCATGCACTGTCCAAGCACGACGGCCTGCGCGGCGCCTTGTCTTCGGGCGAACGCAAAACGCTGTTGTCGGTCGATCAGATTAAAAACCTGTTGGATTTGGACGACATCATCGTCGGCGCGGCGGTATCCGTGCCCGACGGCAAAAAGCAGACCGCCGACATCTGGGGCAAATTCGCCAGCCTGATTGTGCGCCCGCACGCCGTTTCAGACGGCAACGACGAGGGCGAACCGGCCTTCGGCTACACCTTCCGCCGCCGCGGTATGCCGCTGGTCGACCGCCACGACGGCGTCGGCGGCAAGGTGGAATACGCCCGCTACACCGACATCCGCAAAGCGGCGGTGGTCGGCAGCGCGTGCGGCTATTTGTTTGAAAAGGCAGTCGCCTAAACAATTTGAGGCAGCCTGAAAAGGCTTTCAGGCTGCCTTGGGAGAGAAAAAATGGCTAAAACCAAACAGGTGGTGCTGACCACCACCATCCGCGCGGAAGGCGCAATCGTCGCCAACCGCTTTGTGAACTACGCGGGCAAGCAGGCCAAAGCGGGCGAAGCGGTGCTGGGCGTGGCGCCCTACGACACCGCTGCGGGCGATACTGCCGCCGTCGACGCCATCGGCATTGCCGTAGTCGAAACGGGCGGCGCACTGGCCGCAGGCGATGCAGTGGCTGCCGACGCGCAGGGCTGCGCGGTCAAACAGGCGGGCAATGCGCCGTTGGCGGGCTATGTGCTGGACGATGCCGCAGCCGCCAACGAAACCGTACGCATCAAGATCGGGGGCTAGGCATGAAAACCTATATCGCCAACACACCGCTGATTTTGGAAGACGACAGCGGCCGCGAATACCGTATCGAAGCGGGCGAAGCGGTGGATTTGACGCCCGAACAGTACGGGCTGGTGGCCGCCCACGTCAGCGCGGCGGAAATCTCCGAGGCCGATTTGGCCGCTGCCGGTTATCAGGCCGATGGCGAAACGCCGCTGACACAGCCGGAAACGCCGTCTGAAAACCCACCCGAGGGGCAGCCTGAAACGGATAAGCAGCCTGAAACGCCGGCTGCCGAAGCCAAAGCCCCCAAACGCGGCAGCAAAGGCGCGAAGGAGTAAGCCGTGTACATCACGCGCGAGGACATCGCTGCGGCCGTCGGTAAAGTGGAGCTGGTGCAACTGTCCAACGACGACGGCTACGGCAGCGAGCCCGATTGGGAAATCGTCGACAGAGCCATCGCCTACGCCTGCGAACTGGCCGACGGCTATCTGACCGGCCGCTACCGCCTGCCGCTGGAACCCGCTCCCAGCATCCTGCGGCCGCTGTGCACCGACATCGCACGGCACT